CTACGTTTAAAATATACTGCTTGCTTATTATACAACAACTTACAACAACCTTTGTTCCACCATGTGAAATAGTTTACTGAAGTGTTTGATTTGAATGGTCTAAACTGGCTTCGAGTGTTCCGTCTTCAATATCAAGTAAAGCATCTTTCAGTAAATCATAAGTCTCTTCTAAGTCAAAGCTAGAGCTTAACGAATATGTTCCATCTTTGTATGCAGACACAGCTACCATGCCTAATAGGTTTGGGTCTTTTTCTTCAGTCATCAGTGTGTCTCTTTCCATGAGTTACCTACTTTAAATTCTCCGTCCAAAGGACAGCGCATATTCAACACTACACCAGCTTCTTCGATTGCTAAGACACCTAGATTACCAACCTCGTCTGCTCGGCTTTCTTCAACTTCAATCTGCCACTCATCGTGAACATTTGCAACAAACTTATAAGCAATCTTAGCTTTCTTTAATTCTTTATCAAGCAAGACTAATGCTTGTTTCATAACGATTGCACCAGCGCCTTGCAATAGCGTGTTGAGCGCCGAGTGCTCTGCACGAACGAGTAGCTTGCGTCCGTCAAGACCCGGTAGCCATCCTTTTTGAGAGAAGATACGAGAAACTTTTTCCCTAAGTGCTCTAAGTTTCGGCGTGTTTCGTAAAAAACTATCAATGAGTTTCTGTCCTTCTTTCGCAGAACCTCCAACAACCGACCCGATTTTGGCACTTCCTGCGCCATACAGGAAGGCATAGATAAACGTTTTAGCTTGATTCCTCGTTTGCAGCCCAGCAGCGGTTTGATTCGCTGTGTGTATGTCGCCTGATACAACTTCATTTGTATACGCATTATCGTTCATATAGTGAGCCAACATTCTCAACTCCAGTCCTGAAGCATCAATGCCGACTAACAAATTTCCTTTTTCAACTGTCCATAAATCCCGACATTCGTGTCCGTAAGGACTACCACTGTTGGGAACCTGTGCCATGTTAGGACTCATGTGTGTCATACGACCTGTGACAGCGCCGTTGGTGATTACACGACCATGTACCCTACCATCATCTTCTACTGCCTCTAGCCACGATTCAATCTGTGCTATACGCTTTTGCAACATCAAGTACTCTGCGATTGCTTTCGCTTCGGGGAAGTCGAGACCTTCAAGCGTGGTTTCGTCGACGATGACGCTGCCTTTTTCGGTGTGCTTTTTTGGCTTCCAACCTTTTTCGATAAGTCTTTCGGCGATTTGCTTGCGACTGCCGGGGTTGAACGGCTCGATAATGTCGTTAAGGGGTTTACCTGTGGTTTTATGCGTGCGACCACTCGTGACTTTATCGGGAAAGATTGTAGCCATTTCAACCTGAATAGCGTCCAACTTAGTTTTAAGTTCAGATAATAGTTGAAGAGCTTTAGGGACATTGAGTCTAAAGCCGTTGCGTTCTTGTTCCGCAATGATGATTGCGACCTCGTGTTCGAGTTTAATACTTTCTTTCGAGAAATCATTTTCCATCTCCTGAGTTAAATGTTCATACAGCTTCTGTGTTACTAACGTATCTTGAATACAGTAATCCAACATCTCTTTCGTTAAACCGCCATCGAAGTCTGTAAAGTCTCCTTTGGCAAAACCTAAGCGTTGTCCCCAAGCAGCAAGGCTGTGTCCGTCTTCTAAGCTGGGGTTATATAGACGTGACAACACCAGTGTATCTACGACCTGTGACTTCTTAATGGTAACGCCCCACACTTTCTTCAATACCGGAGCATCAAAGAAAATACCATTGTGCATGATGATACTATCTGCTACTGATAAATACTTTTGCAACACATCGTCTTTGTTGTGCCATTCACGAACAATTCCATCGTCAATGTCACGAGTGACAACACACCAAATCTTGTCGTGTGTGCTGTTGGTTTCGATGTCAAGAACTATCCTCATGCGATGATTGTAACTAAGTCTTTAAGATTAATCAAGTACAGACGAGAAGTATTGTCATCACCGCCACGAACCATTCTTGGATTATTTTTAACAATATAATTCCTGAGTGTTTTAGTCGGGAATACCAGTGTCATCACAATATCCTCACCGATAGCAAGGTTATGGAACCAGTATTCGGCTTCAGCAGTAGAAATACCGCTAGGACGACCACGACTCTCAAACTCAATAACAATATTACCAGTGTCTCTCCACTTATCTCGCTCAGTCTTTACTTCTATTTTGCTGTTCTGAAGCATATCCGCTACCTTACGCTCAAACACTTGTCCGTACTGTAGGTCAATATCAAATCTTTTATCGTTGTTCATAAGCATAGTTTTATTAAACCTCCTAGATACATTAATACTGCCACTGCTTCAACAACAAATAAAGCATAGTCCCTCTGCTGTATGCCTGACCACGCCCACAATCCACTACCGATGAATCCAAACCATAGGTTCAACGGGAAGATGTTAAGACTGGTCAGTGCTATACCAATCAGACAGAGGGCTGTGCCTGTCCATTTCATTTCTTCTTAACAACCTTCTTTTTAACAACAAGAGGTTCCTCAACGACAGTCACAGGCTCAGGTCTTGGTGTCTCAAACATCACCTCTAATATCTCTTGAATTTCAGGCTCTGTGGCTACCCAGCGACTACCATCGTTGAAGTGAATCTCTCTATCAATAAGGTAAGTAACATTGTCAGGGTTTACAAACCTGCCACCAATCTTTATTAACTTAGTCATTTTCTTCGTCTCCTACCATACGTTTAATTTCGTGGTCAACTAAATGCTTTGCAGCCAGCAATGAGCGACTTAGTTTCTGCATATCCTCAAGATGATACTCAGCAATCGCTCCATCAGGAATCCGGTATGCTTCAATCGTATCTCGCACAAGTTCTTTCAAAGTAACTTCAAATTGCACTGGCTCATCAGCATCGCCAAAATAAAAACCATAGCCAATAGCTCCGTTCTCAGCAATCCATACATATCCGTCTAGCTTTATACTTTTCTTACTCATACTTTTCTCACTTTAGTCCACGCTGCAAAGTGTACAGGATTACCTGCAGAATCTTTACAAAAACTGTACATACCATCGATATGTCCAAACCAATACTTTGCTGCTAAATCTACTTCATCGTGTGCTGGTGGAACTTTTAGCTCGTCATCAACAATAACAAAGTGGTCTCCTTTAGTAAGTTCATATAATGCACATTCGTGGTCTGCAATATCATGTTCGTTAATCATCTTTCATCCTTTATTTGTTTATCAACTGCTTCGTCTAATTGTTTATCAATCAACCATTCCCACTTAGACATATCGGTGTTACACATCACCACTGCCGGAGCATAGGCATCAAAACCAACATCCCACGCTGAACTGCGTAGCCAGCGATAACGCTCTGCATCTTTATAGATTTCGGTGTTGTCCTGAATACGACCAAAGACATCACGATTCAGTGTGCGTAGTCGTTCAATCTCAGCGCATAGTGCATTGATGTAGTTACGAGTAACCGCATACTCATCGTGCTTTGCGTATTCTTTTGCTGCTTCTACTAAGTCTTTCATAGTGTGTCCTGTATTTCTAACATTCGTCCAGATTGCCCATTATACAACAATGCACCGCAATTACCAGTATAGCCACTAANNCGCTGGTAGTGTTTCGCTCAATCATATCCATCGCCTGTCCGTTACGCTCAAGACCAATCACAATGTCTGATAGCTGTGCAATAGCGCCGGAACCACGCAACTGCGCTAAGGATGTAGCCGCACCTTCCTCGTGACCTTTGCTCTCAGGACGTTTCAGATGTGAAACACAAATCAAACTAATCCCAGTCTCTTGCACAATCATGCGTAGCTTTGTCATAATCGCATCTAAGGCTTTACGTTCATCACCGACATCGCCGCCACTAACAATGATACTAAGATGGTCAAGAAATACATAACCACAATTAAGACCTTTAGCCATGTAACGTACTCTGTTGATAATATTTTCCAAAGAAGTGCTACCAAAATGGTCAAACAAATAAATGCGGTCACTTCCGAGTGTTCTATCAAAAGCATCTTTTAACTCCTCTGGTGTTACTTCGACATCAGGTAAATGAATGGGTTTATTTACCGCCAAAGACATGAGGGAACGAGCAGTCTTACGCACTCCCTCTTCAAGAAACATAAGTCCGATTTTGTCAGTTGTCTTGTTAAGTATGTGCCATACAATCTCTCTAAGAAATTGAGATTTGCCAAGTCCACTTCCTGCTGTGACCATGACGAGTTCACCCTTGCGGATTCCATACGTGAGTTTATTAAGTCCCTCGTAAGGGTAGTCACAATCAGCCTTTTCAATAGGCGCTGACACAATATCCCAGAGGGTGTTACCTTGAACAATTCCATCAGGAACATACGACTCAGCAGCCCACCAAGCATCAATAAATTCTTTACCTGAACCATTCTCAAGATAATCACACGCATCTTTATATCCTTTCTTGTGCTTCATTACTTTAACTTTTCCACCAAACAACTCAGCGACTGCTTGAGCAGCTTTCTGCCCCGGCTCATCAGCATCAAAACAAATCACAATGTTCTCGAATGAATCAATCCATTCATACTGTGCTTTACAGTCCTTCAGAGCTGCCTGTGCGCCGTTTCTAACGCTAACGCAAGGGTATTTGCTACCTTGCATCTGATAACTTGCTAGAGCGTCTAATTCGCCTTCGCAGATAGTCAGATAGCGACCTGCTTTAGTGAACAGATTTTGACCGAACAGCGTAGCCCCTTTGCAGTCCCCT